GCAGACCTCGTTGGTGGCCAGCGTGGCCCGGGTGCCGGCCTTCGGGGAGGCGAGCAGCTCGGTGTCGAGGCCGACGAAGCCCAGGTCGACCGTCACCTTGTCCGCCATCTTCACGTTGATGGACATGGTGTTGGCGCCCGCGCCCTTGATGTACTCGACGTCAGTGGCGTCGATCTGGCGCTCGAGCTGGTAGGTCTGGAAGACCTGCAGCGCCGTGGTCGCCTCGTTCTTGATGAAGTGGCCGATGAAGACCTGCAGAGTGCGGGTCGCACCGGCGTCGGCGGTCGGGGTGGACGGCCAGCGGTCGAACACGATGGAGTGAGCCGCGATGGTCTTGATGCGATAGAAGCCGTTGGCCGCCGTGGTGACAAAGGCCAGCAGGGCGGAGTCGCCACCCACGAACACCCACTCGCCGGGGATCAGGCCCAGGGTCGTGAAGTCGAGGACCGTCGAGGTCATGGTGGGCACGCCGCCCAGGATGGTCATGACCAGGTCGCCGGAGGCGCCCTGGAAGCCGACGCGCGTGATGGTGGCGCCGGCAGGCGGGGTCTCGACGGCGAGGCCGGGGGCCGAGACGGTGGTGCCCGTCGCAGCGGTGGGGACCTTGATCCCGTTGTTGCCAGCGGTCGTGAAGCCCTCGCCGTACAGGATCGAGGTGGTCGTGAAGGCCGCGCCGCCCGAGGCCACAGTGTACTGGGTGCCAGAGACAGCGGAGACGGCGAGGTTGTCCTTCTCGCGCCAAGCGGCGAACATGAAGCCCTTCATGAGGCGGTAGAGGGTCTTCGAGGTGAAGTCGTGCGAGAAGCCCGCGTTCGCGTCGATGGCCGTGACCACGCCCTTACGCTTCTGGCGCGAGGCGTTGATGGGCTCGCGCTTGACGTTCTTGATGTTGCCGCCGAAGTCGCTGTAGCTGTTCGGCTCCAGCGGGTACCAGGTCGCGCCGCCGGACACGACGCCCGGCGAGCCGAGGGTCTCCTCGGCGTAGGCGAGACCCGTGACGTTGGAGTCCTTAGTGTTGGTGCTCGCACCCATCGGTTAGTCTCCCTTGCCGGTCAGTGGACCGCATCGTATGTGAAGTCGGCCATGACGTTGGCCTGGAACCAGGGGCCCTTTGCCCCCACCTCTCGGTACTCGGCGTTGCGGAACAGGACGTCCGCAGTCCTCTTACCTTCGAAGGCGTCGAGCGCGACCTTGCCGAGTCGCTGAGGGTTGACGAGCCCTTGCTTGCCCGATGGGACGAAGATCTGCACGGTCACGATGCCCGTGGCGGTGTACAGGTTGCCAGCCGACCCGCCCATGGCGCGCTGTCCGCGCCTGCCGTGCTGCAGATTGATACGCGCCCACGGGACGTTGCCGTCGGTAAGCGGCGGGCCGTCGACGGCCACGTTGGGCCACTCGACCGCGGGGACGACGGAGCCGTAGTTGGAGTTCGCCGCGCCAGCGCCCGCGATCCACGCCGCGCGGAACTGCGCAAGGATCTGGTCGGTGGCCGACTCGAGGTCGGGGCCGAGGACAGTGACCATGGCTCTAGCCCTTCAGCTGGATCAGGAAGACGATGGGGACGTCGCCGGGCTGGATCAGCTCGGAGCTCAGGACGCTGTACTGGCGGGTGGTGTCCTTCACCAAGTCGCCGGCGCTTGGGATGACCGTCCCGAGCGAGTTGGCCGCGACGATCGCCAGGTGCGTAGAGCCCGGGGTCATCACGAACGGGGTGGTGGTGGCCTCTCGGGTCAGGAGGGTCGGGTCCTCGCGCACAGACACGCTGTCGAGGAATACGGCCTTGAAGCCCGAGGCGAGCACGGCGTCTGCCGCCGCGCCGTTGGGCTTCCAGGGCATGGCCGGGTCGGCCACCGCGCCGGCGCCGGGGCGGAGCAGCGAGACGCCAGAGCGCCCGTGCTTGGTGACGAGCCGGAGGGCCGTGGCCGCGAGGGAGGAGTCGCTCATGGCCTACCCCCGCGCCGTGGTGCCGTGACCGATCCCGTTGCGGGGCTGGTCGTTGAGCACGAGGCCGCGCTGCTTCAGCAGGTTGTCGGCGTAGGGGTATGCGGGCAGGGGTATCCCCTCGCTCACGTCGAACTCCACCTCGGTCTCGATGGGACCCACCTTCTCCTTGAGCTTCTTGACCACCTGCCCGGTGTCGTCCAAGGAGGGGTCGGGGATCAAGTTGCCGACGAGGGCACGTAGGGTATACTCGCACTGGGCGTCCTTGACCTGGGAGGGAATGCCCGTCACCAGGTCCTGCCGATCGTTGAAGGCCCCGTCGCGGGGCCACTCGGTGTTCTGGTCGACAGTCTGCCGCCAGCCGATGTACTTGAACCTCATGTCGAGGTAGCCCCACGCCTTCACCAGGGCGGCCTCGATCTGGCTGTCCTGGTAGGCGACGTAGGAGTTAAGGCGCAGGGTGTGGTACGCCTTGAAGTACGCCAGGTCGGCGTAGGTGTTGGCCCCCGTGAGCGGGGACGGGTAGGTCTGAGCTACGAGGGCCAACGCCTATTCCTTCCTTAGATCGCGGCCGCGGCCTTGGCCGCCGCACGGTTGAAGCCCGGGTGGGCCGCCTCGATGTCCTCGCGGCTGACCTTCGCGCCGACAGCCGCGGAGACGGCCTCGACGGAGGGCAGGCCGGTGCCGGTCCAGACGCCGTCGTCGGCGGGGTCCAGGGCGCCCACGACGCTGGCAACGGTCTTGGCGTCGGGCGCGGGGGTCTCAGGCGGAGCGAGTTGCGGGTTCGGGACCGGGGACGGCTCAGGAGTCTTGCCAGACTCGATGTCGAGGGCGACCGCGTAGGCAGCCTCGGCGGCCTTCAGCTCGGGACTGTCGACCAGGTGCGCGTTGTAGCTGCGCTCCAGATAGGTCACCAGGCCGGAGAAGTCGGTCTGGTCGGTCTCGAACTCGTAAACCCCCTTGACGAACTGGTAGCCGCCGAGGTTGATGGTCTTGCCGGCGTGAGGGCCGACGAGCTGGAAGTTATGTGTGGGCATGAGTGCCGCGTCCTCTGGTGTCTCGACGCCCTTAGCGCCGCTCGAGGAAACTGCCTTGGAGCGGCCCGCCGGGGGACCACCGTATACGAAAAAGGCCCGCCAGTCTCCCGGCGGGCCTCCCCGTCTCGCCTCTCGCTGCGAGCTGGTTAGTTCAGGATGCCCTTCGCCATGGCCAGGCCGTTCAGGTTGAACAGGGCCATGGAGACGTACCACTTGACGCGGTAGATCTTCTCGTCCTTGGACTGGTGGACACCCACGTAGTCGACGCTCAGGCCGGCCGCCTCGCTGGCTGTGATGCCCGAGATGCCGTGCTTGTGGGAGCCGTCGTCGAAGGTGCCGGCGAAGATGGTCGTGCAGTTCGTGCCCGAGCCCTGCGTCTGGACGATCGGGATCCAGTCGTTCCGGAAGATCGGGCGGCCAGAGTAGGCGTTGATGCGGGCGCCAGAGGGCAGCTGGTACATGTCGTCCACGGCGTTGCCGCCGAGGGCGCGCAGCAGCGCCTTGTAGGAGCGGACGGTCCGCGAGTGCATCAGCACATAGTCCACCTGACCGTCCTTGTCGGTGACGGTGTCGAGGAGCTCGTCCATCCGGGTGAAGGCGAGGTTTTCACCGTTCGTCGCGGTCGACAGGGTGCGGGCCGCGTCGCAGAGGGTGAGCAGGCCCGGGAACTGCGGGGCCGTGCCGGTGCCGTTGATCATGTAGTTCTGGAAGATCCGGCCGGCGCTCTTCGCCTTCGAGGCCACCTGGATGGCCGTCTGGTCGTTGATGTTGGAGCGCGAGGCCTGGATCAGGCCGTTGACCTCGGCGTCGCCCAGGATCGTGGTGAGGACGGTGTTGGCCTGGGTGAAGGTCGCGGCGTTCTTGGCGGTGATGACGTCGCCGACCTGGGCGGCCTGCACGTCGCCGAGGACGTTCTCGCGGTTGTAGGCGAGGGAGTTGCCCTCGATGCCTTCCATCGGGACCAGCTCGAAGAACTGGTTCACGTCGATGATGTTGGCGATGATGCCGGCGATCAGCTCGTCCAGGCAGAGGACGGCCGACTGGGCCAGGGTGATCGAAGTCATGGTGCGAGCCCCTCCTAAGGGCGAAGACGTTGGGGATTTCCGGTTCTTAGGCCGAAGGTCCGCGTCTCGCTTCCCCGGTAGGCCATGCTCGCGTAGCGCGTGGGCGTCTCGCCCCTGCCGCTCCGCTCGTCGCCATCACGTATGGCGCGGGCGCCGGCCCATGAGGACCAGCGTCCGCGCCCGACGCGCCGGCGATTAGCGCTGGGTCAGCTTGCCCAGCCCCGACGCGATCATGTCGGTGCTGGACTTGTTGGCGTTGGCGGCAGCCTGGCGGGCCTGGTTGACCGCGCCGGGGCCGGCGCCGATGTGCTGCTTGCGCTCCTGGTTGCCGCCGCCCTTCTGCTCGCTCTCGAACGCGGCGGCGAAGTCCTTGGAGGCCTTCATCTCGGCCACCAGGCCCTTGACGCCCATGAAGCCGCCCTGCCCGTCGCCGCGGTAGCTGCCCTCGGCGTCCACGACGCGCACGACGTACTCGCCGTTCTCCTCGACGACCTTGGTGACCGCCTTGATGTGCGGGCCGAGCAGCACGGGGTTACCCTTCGCGGCGGCCAGCTCGGTAGCCGCCTCGTTGGACACCAGGTACTTCTCGAGGGTGCCCTGCATCTTGGAGTTCTTGTCGATGTAGCCCTGACGCTCGGTGGCGAAGCCCTTCTCGATGTCGGCCTTGATCTTGGCGGGGTCGACGTTGGACTTCGTCGCGATCTTCGCCACGTAGTCGTCGATCACGGCCTTGGCCGCGTCGACGTCCTTGACGTCCTCGCCGAAGAGCTGGGTGAGGACCGTCTCGGCGGGCACTACGCCCTTGAGGGTCTTGGTGGTGTCGCGCTCCTTCTTCAGGGCGCCACTCAGGCCGGTGATCGCGCCGACGAGGCCGGTCACGCGGTCGTCGACCTTGAACTTGCCATCGCCGGCGTCGACGTAGGCGCCGCGGAAGTTCTCGGGGACCGTGTCGAGGCTGTCGACGGTCGTGTTCTGGGCGAAGTCAAATTCCATCTGGGGGGTCTCCTAGCCCGGCCTCTCGCCGGGGCGGCCAGCGCAGGGCATCACGCCCGGCTCACCTGTCCGCCCCAGATGTTTAGCCCCTCCAAGGATCGTGGGGGACCACCGTAGCGAGGTCACCGACCGCCACGCAGCTCGTCCAGCGTAAAGCGTCGTCCGTTAAAATCGACGAAGCGGTCGAGCGTCATGCCGTCGCGGAACAGCTTGGCACGCTCGGGTCCCAGTACGTCGTCCTGGAACGTCGCCGGCTGCAGGCGGAGCCACTCGTCGTAGGTGGTCTTGGCGGGCACGCGCCCGACCACGCGCTGAGCCCACTCAGCCCGGACCTGCTGGATCGGCACGCCGCGCTCCTTGGCCTCGTGCCTGAATGCGGCCTCGCGCTTCTCACGAGTGCGGGAGTCGCGGACCGAGGGGCGCATGCCGAGGATGCCCGCTGCGCTGATGACGGGTACCATGACAGAACGGCAGTTGAAGTGCGCCGGGGGACGCGCCCCGGGCGGATCGAGCCGCG